CAAGTCTTTGTATTTTTGTACATTCTGATTTCCCTCAGCGTATCTTCTGTTTTCAGAGAATGTAAGTTTCTGATAATCGTACAGTGTCCTGTTCTTTTGCATATGGTCACTATACATTTGTTTTAAGTAAGAGAGTATATACTCTTTTGTGTTCTTTACTTCTGGCGAAACAAATGGGGATGGATAACCACCCTTCTCTCTTCCTGTATTTCCAAACTTTTGGTACATATTATCTAATAAGTTTAGAGGTCATCCCCCTGTTGTTATATGTTCTCACAAACACTACTGGTTTGCTTTTCTGTTTCTTTGGCTTAACATGCTTTTGTGCTGCAAGCAGCGTAATCCCTGATGCCATAGAGGCATCGTATTTTGTTCTATTCGTAGGCTCAAACTCAGCCCAGTCTTTTAATAGGTGTGTAAAAAAGCACCTACCAATAGCTCCAGTATCATCATCATATCCTACAGCTTCGTATACATAGACTTGTATTGCATCTATAATACTATTTATAACAGCTTCACCTGATGATGGAAGTCCTTTTATTTTCTGACCCCTACTGTTTTTTGTATGAGTAACCTCTGGTCTTTCCATTAAGTATTCACCATAACCTCTTTGTGTCATGTAGTTTATCAAACCAATCTTATTGTTTTCCACAAGTATTTGGCAACCATAAAACTTACACATCAATATCATATCTTCATAGAACATCTGTACTGTTGGTGGTCTGTTGATGTATTCAGCTACAAACATGTGTGTTTCTGCTGGTATTGCTGGGTTGTACTTTCTAAATACATAAGCAGCAGCATCAGATTTTTTACCATCAGTTGTAGTGCTATGGTCGTAAGGGTCAACTCCAGCCACGATAGTGGCTTCGTTTTGTGGAGCCCACTTACCCCTACGCTTCACAACGCTATTTCTTTCACTTTCTTCTGGCAGCCAAGCTATCTCCCATCTTCCATTTCTATCTGGAACAAACATTACATTACCATCTCTTTGACCTGCTGTCCATATAAAGTTTCCTTTGAATGTCATCGGTCTTAACAATGAATCAATGTAATCAATCTGAGAATATATCTTCTCTGCATCGAATGCACAGTTTTTGTTGTCTATCCTGAATGCTTCTTCTGGTGTATATGGAAACTGTCTCTTGTGCTCTGACAATCTAGCTGTGTCATTATTCAAGCTTTCCCTAATATTATCCAGATATGCTTTAGCTCCTTCTATATCTGAGTTACCATACTCATCTATAAACCCTTCGTACCCATCGTATGCAGGAGTAAAGTATCTAAAAAGACCTGACCTTGTTCTGTTGTTACCATCTCTATCTTCAGGATTACTATCATCCCAAATCTTTTTGTAGTTTTCACCACCACCCTTAGTCATTTCATTTACTGTAGATGGCATGAAGCAAGTACCAACAATCTTTGTACCAACAGATAAACATGGCTTTACAATCTGCCAGTTCTTTGATACATCAGCTTCCTCCCACTTACCAGCCTCATCACACATAAAGTATTTGAGTTTGGTAGAATCGTAAGAGTTTTCCTTGGTGTTTCTCCAATCTATTTTGGAGTTTAGTGCGTTTGACTTCTGCACACCCCTAGTTGTTTTTGTAATTCTCTCACCAGGCTTGGCAAAAGATAAAACAGACTTAGGGCTATCTGTACCCTCTATGATGGGTTGAAAAAATTCAGGTAGATTCCTAAACATGAACACAACCTTTTCAAATAACTCTCTAGCATCCTTACCAGTCTTTGATAATAATCCACCATGTGCGTTATAGTTTGTGGTAATATCGTATAGAGCCATACAAGCACCTTTCCAAGAAGCACCCTCCCTTCTGTGTTTTATCATTTGCATTCCAAAACAGTCTGGGTCTTTCTTGCATGTTTCCCAAAAAATAAAGAACCTTCTATCTCTATCCCTGTATTCAGGGTATCCAATATCAATCTTACACCAGTTTAAGTAGAAGTAATGGTTGCCTGTAATGTATGTAGGCTCCCCATTATTCATGAACCAGTAACCATTCTCTCTCCTTTCGTACTCTCTCTTTACAAACTCAGCTTTATCTTTGGAGGGAAGTAAATCCCAGTCGTTAGGAAGACTATTTCTTTCCCACTTCTGGTTTTCCTTTTTCTTCCTACTACCTTCGATTTCATTGAGTGATGGTTGCTCTGGTAAATGAATGGATAATTCGCTTATTTTAACTTTAGTTTTACTTCCCATTCAAACCTGATTTCAGATTACAAATATACAAATTTAATTTGTTATTATCAAATGAGTTTATTATATTTGCAGCTTTGTAGGTTTATCCTACCTAGTCTCATTTATTTTGTCGCTAAGAAGGGGTGATGTTCTATCACCTCTTTTTATTTGCAAACTTTTCAGCAAATCCAGCAGTGTATGCAGAATCATCCTCTTCTACTTCATCTCCATTTAGCTTTGCTTCCAACTTAGCAACATCAAATATAATCTTTTGAGCATCTTCAAAACATTCTCTCTTTGCTTTTGCAGCATTACGAGCTTTGTCATCTTGAAGCTCCTCTCTGTCAAGTGGTCTTTCTATCTCTTCAATTAAAATATCCAAACCTTTTTTAGCAGCCTCAATCAATCTTACTATACTTGCTTTTGTGTAATTATTCATTTTTGAAACTTTTTCTTTGCCCTATCTGATATAGGTATCGCATCACCCACTTCATCAATCCTTACAAAAGTCATATTGGTGGATAGGACAATAGTCTGTCGACCATCATATACGCTGTGAGACCTTGCCTCAAGCTTTAAATCAATACTTGTCGTTCCTATGGCTTCTACCTCTCCATATATCTTTAGTAATTGACCTTCTTTAGAAGGTTTTTTAAATACGCATTTATCAATAGATACAGTAACCATCCTTGGGGTATCGCAACATTGAGATGCAAAAGCAGCACCTGAAGCGTCTAGCCAAGCCAAAAGCTTGCCACCAAAAAGATTACCATGAAATCCTAAATCGCTTTTCTTTACTGGGTGTGTATTTAATAACTGCATTACGCTCCTACATGTATGTGTTCTGGGTCAAGAATAGCACATATGTCACTATTCCTCATCCTTAAATATTTTTTACCATCGACACTCATTTCGTAATCTGACAATCTAGAGTATGCAACTAAATCGCCAACCTTGAAATCTTTTGTGTGTTTGTTTACATGTCTTACCCAACCACAGCTATGGATTTCGTCTGGGAACTCTTGCAACCACAAGCCACCAGGACTTTTGCATGTCTCTTCAGAAAAGAATGCTCTCTCAAGAAATATAAAGTCTTGAATCATTTCTATTTCTCCATCAACCTCTTTCTTGCAATATATGTGAGTATAATCTAACTCAGCATATTCTTTACCCTCATACTCAAACCACCTTTCTGGTTGACAAATAAAGTGATGAACAAATACCCTGTCCCCTTCTTCCAGCTCTACATCAAAGTTTTTCATGTGTCTAGTTAGTTTTGCAGGCAGTCTTTTTACTACAGCATCTTGGTTTGTATGTTGTAGTGGGTCCCAGTATCCAGCTTGATAAAGTGTAACGCCAGATTTTGTTTCTGCAATATCTGATTTGTCTTCAAACTCTAAAAGAGTTCTATTGTTTAGTAGCTTATAATTCATCGTATACAGGGTTTATGTCATACTCAATAACCATTGGTTGTCCAAAGAAGTCTTTCCATTTGAAAGCAACATTTGGTTCATTAGTCCTTGAGCAGTAAACACTGTAACATACATCTCCATAAGCTTCATGGTAGGCATCATCCCTGGTGATAGCCTCAATTTTTAGAGTGCCACCAAGAATACTTTTACCTACAACATAGGATATTCCATCCTTCATATCACCCTTTGCTATGGTGATTTTTCTAATTACATCGTTTGATAGTTCCATTTAATTATTATTTATATAGTCATCAATATCAGATGAGCCTCTGTTATGAAAATCATTTAGTAAATCAATCTGTGAGTATATGTGCTCATAGAATAAATCATCACTAATATCCTTGTCAACTAGAGTTATCAACTCATCCTCATCATATTCTTTATTGTATATAGAAACAGAACAACAAAAATGAAAACCCCTTAACTCATCCTTCAATCTGTTTAGGTCTTTTATCACCCTTTCTAATCTTTTGTCTGCATCCATTTTACAAATATACAAAATAAATAATACAATGTGTAGCTTGTGAAAAACCCAAAATACCCTATTAGGTATTCCCAATACCCCCTTTGGGTAAACCCAATACATAATAATACATAGTATATAAGATATATATATAATACTCTATTATAAAACCTAAGTATAATATATATATCTCTTGTTCGATTTTGTTTAAAGGAACAAAATTCGTATATTTGTAGTATGATATTCAAAACAATTATAAGATTTCTTAAGGCGATATTTAGGCACGCTAACAACAAATTCAAACATGTGCCCTCAAAGGTTTGGGCAGAAAGATTTGAGAAGTGCATGACCTGTATGTACGCTACAGAAAGCATTCCAGAAGTATGTACTAAATGCAACTGCGTAATTTATAAGAAAACAGAGTGGGCTTCAGAAGAGTGCCCTATAGGTAAATGGAAAAGATATGAAGGTTAACGATAAAGACTTTAGAGAGACAGTTGAAAAGATTGTTGTAGCAATTATATCTACACAATCAAATCCACTATCAACATTAAATGAACAAATACTTGGTAACAAAGATACAAGAAGTGAGATAGTAGAGGCAGCTATTAAAGTTACTAAAGATATTTATACTGGTGTTAAGAAAGTACAAAATTCTGGACAAGATTCTATAAACATACAAGCTGGAGACCAGTTTACAACTAACACAAGAAGTATATCGTAATGTCTGATAAACTATCAAGAGCAAGAGCCACAATGAGAAGGTTAGGTCTGAAAGGATTTAACAAAGCAAAAAGAACACCATCACACCCAAAGAAGTCCCATGTGGTGATGGCAAAAGAAGGCAACAAAGTAAAGCTAATTAGGTTTGGTCAACAAGGTGCTAAAACAGCAGGAAAACCAAAGTCTGGCGAGTCCTCAAAAATGAAAAAGAAAAGGGCATCATTCAAAGCAAGACATAGAAAGAATATCCTTAGAGGTAAAATGAGTGCAGCCTACTGGGCTAACAAAGTGAAGTGGTAACCAATTAAAACAACTGTTATGTATAAAATGAAGAAAGCCAAGAA